ACGAAGGCACAATAAAGGAATGGCTATGAACGATTCAGTATTCCCGACGCTAGGAATAAACAGAGAAAATACAAAGTGGGAAGACCACATGTATACGCTAACGCCGGTAGAATTACGCGACGGAATACATTGGAAAAGAGAAGATTACTTCGCGCCATTAGGTTACGGCGGCATAAACGGAAGCAAGCTGCGACAACTGCTACACCTGATGAGTCAATTAGACGTACCGGGAATTATCACCGGAGCAAGCGTGCTGAGTCCGCAATTAAGCATGGGGGCGTTGGTAGCAAAGCATTACAGCATTCCAATTACCTGCGTACTAGGCGGCACAAAACCGGAGACAGCGATTAAACACGAAAACGTAGCCATAGCGCAGGATGCTGGGGCAGAATTCGTATTTGGCAAAGTGGCATATAACCCGGGGATACAAAGCAACGTAACCAAGCTGCTACAAACACCGGAGTACAGCGGCTATTACAGACTCAATTACGGGATAACGGTAGACGATAACGCTACAGACGAAGACGTAAGAGCGTTCCACGAAGTAGGGGCATACCAAGTACAAAATATCCCGGAGGAAATAACGCACGTAGCCATGACTGCCGGGAGCTGCAACAGCTGCGTCAGCGTTTTATACGGCCTCGCTAAGTACAAAACAAACGTAAAGAAAGTAACGCTATTCGGTATCGGTCCGACAAGGCTAAAGATGATTGAAGAGCGATTAGCCAAGATTGAACGCGCGACCGGGCTAGTAATACGAAACAAATACAGACGCAAGTACATGCACCATAAAGACTTAGAAGAGGAACATCAGACTGACGGGCAAATATTGCTCGTACATTACGACCTGCACTCAACTAAGTTCAGTTCGTACGGCGACAAAATGCCATTTAGAAAAAGCCGGATTGACTTTCACCCGACATACGAAGGCAAGGCGTTACATTACATGGAGAGAAACCCGGGAATGTTCAATTGGTATAACGACCCTGACGGAACATCATTATTCTGGATTGTAGGCAGCGCACCGAAACGAGAGGCGATGAAATGGACACTATCTACCTAATAGGGCAGCCGGGAAGCGGCAAAACAACCCTAACAAAAGAATTCCAAAAGGATTGGGCTAAGGTAAATATGTATGACAAACCGTTCAAGTATCAGGAATACGAAGCGCCAAAACTAGGAAAGATTTACTCATTAGGCTGGGATAGACAACATTTCAGCGGTACAGACACACTAGGTAACACCGTAATTACACTTATGCCACAATTTTACGCGAGCGCAGATGCAACTATCTACGGAGAAGGCGACAGACTGGCAAGCCGGACATATTTCGACCTAGCAAAGTCGTACGGAAAATTGTACCTGTTTTACCTAAACACAGATAACGAGACGGCAGCTGCACGAAGAGAAGCAAGAAGCGCCGAAACAGGGAAGACGCAAAACCTAACATGGGCTAAAGGAAGAGCAACTAAACACAGAAACCTAGCGGAAGAGTACAAAGCGATTTACCTACCGGGGGATAAGACAAGTAGCGAAATTACTCAGATTATGGCAGACTGTTTATACAAAGGAAAAGGAAACGTATGAGCAGGAAAAATGCACCATCTCCGGCAGTATTGGAGAAAGAATTAAAGATAATTGAACTACGACGCGCCGGGGTAACGTGGGAGAAGATTGCGGCGGAAGTGGGATACCGCAACGCTAGCGGGGCGTACAAGATGTATCAGCGAGCTGCAGAGCGAATGGTAAGGCCGAACCTAGAAGAGCTAAGAGACGTCGAATTAGACCGGCTGGACAGAATGCAGTTAGGGATATGGAATAAGGCAAAAGACGGCGAACTAAGAGCGATTGACACAGTATTACGAATACAAGACCGAAGAGCGCGGCTATTAGGCTTAGACGCTCCAACGAAGATACAGGCGGAGGTAACGGTATATGAGGGTCAGCAACTCGTTGAACACACAGCCCGAATTATTGAACTCATTAGACAATCTCGCGGCGCGCAGGGCAACTTGGGAAGCGGTATTAGCGAGACCAGAGCAATTACCAACGACGGATAACGATTGGTCGGTTTGGCTGTACCTAGCGGGGCGTGGAGCGGGTAAAACACGTACTGCAGCGGAATGGATAGTGTGGCAAGCGCTAACGCAAAATTGGACACGCTGGGCGGTAATTGCTCCTACGTTCGGTGACGTAAGAGATACATGCGCTGAGGGAGAATCAGGGCTAATACCGATACTGCACCAATACGGAGCGCTGGAATATTACAACCGGTCTACCGGAGACATAAAACTAACAAACGGTAGCCGCATAAAGTTATTTTCAGCTGATGAGCCTGACCGATTGCGTGGTCCGCAACATCATGGCGCATGGTGCGATGAATTAGCGGCATGGAGATACCCGGAGACATACGACCAGCTGCAATTCGGATTACGGTTAGGCGACCACCCAAAAACCGTAATCACTACAACTCCTCGGCCTATCCCGCTGATTAGACAACTAACGGCCAAGACCGACGGAACCGTACGAGTAGTAAGAGGCTCGACGTTCGATAACGCGGCTAACCTTGCACCTAGCGCGCTCGTAGAATTACAAGCTCGATACAACGGAACTCGATTAGGCCGCCAAGAGTTATATGGCGAAATACTAGACGACGTAGAAGGCGCGCTATGGACAAAGGGAGTAATTGACCGGAACAGAGTAGAGAGCGCACCGCCATTGGCAAGACTGGCGGTAAGCATTGACCCGGCAGTAACTAATACAAAAGACAGCGACGAAACCGGAATTATCGTGTTAGGTAGCGACGCAGCTGGCAACGGATACGTAATTGCTGATTATTCATTTAAGGGAAGCCCGAACGAATGGGCGCAGAAAGCGGTAGAAGTATTCCGCACGCATAAAGCAGATTCAATCCTCGTAGAAGTTAATCAGGGAGGAGACATGGTAAGTGCGGTATTACGCCAAGTAGATATGAGCCTACCAATTCAGGAAGTGCGAGCGCATGTAGGAAAGAAACTGCGAGCCGAGCCGGTAGCGGCGATGTATGAACAGGGCAGGATTAAACACGTAGGCAATTTCGACAAACTGGAAGAGCAAATGACAATTTGGACACCGGATAGCCCGGACTCACCTGACAGATTAGACGCGATGGTGCAGGGATTTAGTAGCCTAATTGGAACGAGCAGCGCGGCCACATATTTCACCGCGCTCGCTAATTTCTGTACGGGGTGCGGATTACCTATGCCGAAGAGTGCGCTAAAATGTTTCAAGTGCGGAACCGCTATGATTAGCGCTGAACTAAAGGGGTAAACGTGGCGGTCGAATACGATACATCTATAAATCAGGGCGCAGATTGGTACATTAATTTCGTTTATCAAGATACAACGACGAATACGCCTATAAACATCACCGGCTACACAGCTGCGTTACAACTACGCTCATTACCTAGCGATACTACAACGGCGTTAAGCCTGACAAGTCCGGCCGGGGGAATAGTAATTACAGGAAGTACCGGAACGATTGCAGTACACGCGACGGCTGCACAAACCGGAAGCATTGTGGCCGGGTATTACTATTACGATTTAGAAATAACATCTCCGGCAAACATTGTAACGAGATTGGTACAAGGTCAGATACTCGTTAGCGCTCAGGTAACACGATGACAGAGACGGTAATTGTTCAACTTATTGAACCGACGACGCTGGTAGTAACACCGCAAGAAGCGACGATTGTAGTAAGTAGTCCGGGTCCGCAAGGAGCGCCGGGTCAAAATACTGCGTTGGTTTCAGTCGGAAGTACAACTACATTAGCAAGTGGCTCATCGGCAACGGTAAGCAACAGCGGAACATCAACAGCGGCAATACTTAATTTCGGCATACCGCAAGGAATACAAGGCGCTACAGGTTCAACAGGTGCTACGGGTGCTACGGGTGCAAAAGGCGATAAAGGTGATACTGGAACTGCTGCCACAATAGCGGCCGGAACTACTACAACCGGAGCGGCCGGAACTAGCGCAAGCGTTACCAACGCGGGAACATCTAGCGCGGCAATTTTCAATTTCACAATCCCGCAAGGTATTCAAGGTACGCCGGGTACCAATGGCACTAACGGTACCAATGGAACAAACGGAACAAACGGCGCAGCTGCAACTATCGCGGCGGGAACTACAACTACAGGGGCGGCTGGCACTAGCGCGACAGTAACAAACAGCGGAACATCTAGTGCGGCGGTATTTGACTTTACAATCCCAAGAGGCACACCGGGTACAAACGGCACAAACGGAACTAACGGAACTAACGGAACGGCCGCAACTATTGCAGCGGGTACAACTACGACCGGAGCTGCGGGAACATCGGCAAGCGTAAGTAACTCAGGTACATCATCTGCGGCTATATTTGATTTCACTATCCCGCAAGGAGCAAAAGGCGATACGGGAACGGCCGGAACAAACGGAACTAACGGTACAAACGGTACGGCTGCCACTATTGCCGTTGGTAGTACAACTACGGGCGCAGCTGGTACTTCAGCCTCAGTAACTAATTCAGGCACTTCATCAGCTGCAACATTTGATTTCACTATCCCTCGCGGTGCTACAGGAGCAACGGGTTCATCAGGAGTCATAGCGGTAACAGCACCTATTACAAACTCAGGTACTTCAACTTCTGCAACTATTGGTATTGGTACTGGTTCATCACTCACTACATCAGGTTCAAACCTAATAGTAGATTCAACCATTGTTCCTTATCTTGCTTCTGCAAATACTTTTACAGGTTCACCGCAGACATTTATTCCTACGTCAACTACTGATAATGTTATACAACTTACTGGCGCAACTATCAGTCAGAATGTAATAAATGCTGGTTATACAGGTATGGGTAGTGGAACAGGAATTCAAATTACTGGTAATGGAGCTATATATTGTAATAATAACGGCTCAATTCAAATTCTCAACTCAAGCATAACTCCTACCGCGCAAACATTTAGAGGAACAAGCGGAACAATTATGCGTGCTGGCGGCGCTGCTAACTTATTGTCCTTACAAGGTCTAGTAGCACAAACTGGCGATAATTTAGTGTCTAGCCTTAACAATGGAACTGATTACCAACAAAATCTTCGCATCAATGTCAATGGACAAATCGAAGGAACAACGCCTGCAAACCCTGCACTTGTAGTCAAACAAGCAACAACAACCTATGCAACTACTCTTGTTACTGCTGGAAGCCCAACAACAGGTAAAGTTAGATATAGATATTCAAGCAGTTATCAAGTATTTCAGGTGGGTCAGTCAGTAACAATTTCGGGTATATCGCCATCAGGATATAACGGTACTTTTACCATTACGGATATTTCTACCGCTACCGCTGGTTCTATTTATTATTTCTCTGTCACTAACGCCACAACTGGAACTGCAACAGTTCAGGGAACAATTACCCCTGCTTATCCTGCAAATTTGCAAGAATGGCGCAACTCAAGCAACGCTGTTATTGCTGCCGTCGGTGCAAACGGAACTTTAGCAATGGGAACTACATCGGGCGCACCGACTATTGCTTCTGCAACGACTATAGCTCCAACTACTCCAATCGCATTCATTTCAGGAACAACTCCTATTGTGACGATTACCGCGCCTTCTCCAATTTCAACAAATGGCGGTTCAATTACGTTAATACCAACGGGAATCTTTACAACCACAACTGCTGGAAACATAGCTCTTATTTCAACGGCAGTCGTTTCAAGGGCTTTGACTATGACCTATGACCCAACTACCGCCAAATGGTATCCATCGTACTAAGGAGATAAAATGGAACTAACAAATCAAGAAAAATGCGATTCGCTGCGAGCAAATCTTATTTATTTTGCTGAACGAATCTATCAAACTCAAATGCAGATACAAGTGGCAAAAGCAAGCAACAATTTTGAAAGTGTTGCAATAAATGAGGGACTTTTGGCTGAATATCTATTAACCGCTAAGGTTTATCAAGATGAACTGGATAAATTAAACGCACCTGATACTATTACCGAAGCCGAAACACAAGGGCAATAACTAGGGAGATTCACATGGGTCTTAGAGACCGAATCGCAAAAGCAATAGCCGGAACTGACGTCGAAAAAGCAGCACCGAATTTACCAGCTGGCTCGGTAGTAATGAACGAACAGCAAATGCGTAACGCGGCACCCGGAGCAATCGGCCAAAATTACGGAACAGTAAATGCTCTTCCACGTAACCCACTATTAGCCGGAGTACCTTTCGGTCCGGGTATTCCAATTACACCGGGCGCAATCAACCCGGTAAATCCAATCACCGGAAGACCGGAACCGCGACGCTATGAATACCAAGTCGCACAAAACATCAACATTACAGAAACACGCCTAGTACCGTTTAAGACATTACGCGCAGCGGCAGACCAAATTGACATACTCCGTCGTTGCGTAGAAGTAATTAAAGGCAAAACGGCCGGACTAGAATGGGATATTGTCCTCGGAAATGACGCTAGCGAAAAGATAGTTAGCGAAAGCGGAGGCGACCATGTACGCGCAATGGTAAAAGCGCGCGAAGATTTCAACGATGAGATTGACCGTATTCGTTCGTTCTGGGAAAACCCGGACAAAGCAAACGGCCTTACATTTACTGATTGGCTTAACATCGCGCTAGAGGAAATCCTCGTTATTGACGCATTAGCAATTTGGCCGCAAAAGACAGTAGGCGGAGACCTATACGGCTTACAGATTTTAGACGGCGCAACTATTAAACCGATGCTAGATGACAGAGGAATGCGACCTATGCCGCCGCAAGCTGCATACCAGCAAATCCTTTACGGATTCCCACGTGCAGAATTCAGCGCTAATAACGATGACCCGCAAGCTGACGGCGAATTTACATCAGATGACCTTGCGTACCTCGTTAAAAACCGACGCACTACAAGCGTGTATGGATACTCACCGGTAGAGCGCTCATTACCTCTAGCAGATATTTACCTACGCAGACAGCAATGGATTCGCGCCGAATACACAGACGGAGTATTGCCGGAACTCATGTTCTCAACAGATGCTACATGGGGAACTAATCCTGACCTATTGCGCGCGTGGGAAAATATCCTTAACGACGACTTGGCCGGACAAACAGAGCAGCGCAAGCGCGCACGTCTATTGCCTACAGGAATTACACCTATCGTAAATGACGCATACGGAGAAAAATTTAAGGATACGCTCGATGATTTTTTAATTGCTTCCATTTGCGGACATTTCGGAGTACAGCCTACGGAGATTGGGTATTCACCTAAAAACGGATTAGGCGGAAAAGGATTCGAAGAAGGAAAAGCCGGCAACGCTGAGGCGCTAGGAGTACAGCCTCTCGTAAACTGGCTTAACAAAATGATTACTAATCTTTCATACGCGTACCTCGGAATGCCAAGAGAATTAGAATTCCGACTCATGGCAAGTAAGCGCCAAGACGACGAAGCGAGCGCACGTAAGTCACAGATTGAAGTTACCAGCGCCGGTAAAACAGTAAACGAGCGACGCAGCGAATTAGGATTACCGCTATTAGATACTCCGCAAGCGGACATGCCAATGCTGGTAAGCGGAAGCAGCGTGTACCTATTCTCACCTGACGGCTTAATTAACCCGGCGGCCGAAAGCGCTCCACAGCTAGAAAGCGATGGAACTACGGAAGTACCCGGAAGCGCAACTGCACCAAAAGAGGAGATACCGGAAGGTAAAGACACCTCTAACGAAGTAGCGGCCGAAGTCAAAGCGTTTATGAAATGGGCTAACAAAGGCGCACGTAAAAGAGATTTCGAATTTAAGATGATTGACCCGATAGTTGGCGAAGCGTTAAACCGTTGCGCAGTAGAAGGCGACCTCGATACCGCTAGGTCATTGGCAAAGGCCTACCTAGCATGACGTGGGGCGCACATAAGGCCGATGTGCGCATAGCGGCAAAGAATTCAGTAACGATGCGAGCTGCACTCCGGGCAAGTATTAACGCGCGCGCAATCTATGAGGCGTATCAGGATACTCACCCGTTTGTCACAGATAACATTACACAAGACCGTACCCGCGCTCGCGCGTGGGCTATGCTGCATGTAAAGATTGATACAGAGCCGATTGCTGGAGCGCTAAAAAAGATATATACAGATGGATTCCTACTCGGATTAGACGCAAGCGCAGAGGCTATAGTCCAAGCAAAGACTGAATACAACAAAGCTGCAATTACAAAAGCCAAGAAGAAGGAAAAAAGCCCGGATTACGTAGACTGGAATAATTGGAAGCCGGGAAACCGCGCAGCCGCACTCCTATACAGACCTACCGGAGCATTCGAAAAACTACTCAACGACGCTGGAATTACAAGTAAGAAGATTGCCGCTAACGGATTCGACCGGATTGGAACTGCGCTCGCTGACTCGATTGCGGCCGGATTCAGCCCGGCGAGAGCTGCAAAAGTAATTACAGAAAAGATAGGCGACCCGGCGCGAGCGCTAACGATTGCAATTACCGAGCAAAACAGAGCGATGAGCCTAGCGGCTATGGAAAATTACCAAAACGGGGGCATAGAGAAGGTGGAGTGGAGCGGGGCTAACCCTTGCGACATTTGCGCACCTAACGAGGGGCAGATAGTTACAACCGGAGAAGCGTTCAACAGCGGAGATACAGAGCCGCCGGTACACCCGAACTGCCGCTGCGCAGTATTACCGGTGATTGACGAGGCGTATTACGCGGAACCTAATACCAGCGGGGTAGATAACATTATGCCGGCGGAAGAAGCTGCACCGGCCGCGCAGCAAGAGGCAAGAGTATTAAGCGACAGCGAATACCGCGCATTAACTACTACGCAAGCAACTGCAATCAAACCTACGCTAACGGAAGCCGAGCGTACAGCGGTTCACGCATACAAAGGCGAAGATTATTTCATAATTAACCGATACTTGCGTGAAGGTAACATCGCATTTGGAAGAGGAGTAAGGTTAGAAAGGCAAGAGCAAAGAATTGCCGAAATAAAACCTTTTATTGAAAACCTCAAACCGGTAATTGACCGCACAAAACCGCTAACCGAACCGATTGTTGTATTCAGAGGCGTAAACACACAATACGGCAATGAATTATGGGGAGCGGGAGTAGGAAGCGAATACCAAGATAAAGGGTTTGTATCTACTACGTTTGAACACTCCAAATCGTATTCATTTGGGTCTACGCGGTTAGAGATTACAGTACCGGCCGGAGGAAAAGGCCTAGCAATAGACGGTCTATACCAGCGCCAAGAATCAGAATTCCTATTACAAGCTGGCACAAAATTTAGAATTACGGGATACGATGACAGCCCGGCTAACGCTAATTCAATTTACGACCGGGTAATTAAAGTGGAGGTAATTAAGTGAGCGAAGAGCGCAACAGATTCATAGACGACGGCGTGGGAATAGTGTGGATAAAAAAGACTAACGGCGACCCTACCCCGCACGAAAAGCCGGACACTCAGGGTACAATTACCGAACATTCAGAGGAGAAATAAATGGCATTAGTACACTTAAATAACACCGTACAGACAACTGCAACGCTTATTGCTTCATTACCGCCAAGCATGGGTCAAGGCCAAGCAGTACAAATTTACAATGGACACTCTGCGGCTATTTTCGTAGGAGATGCAAGTATTGCAACATCAGGTGCAACTATTGGCCGCACGATTGCAGCAAGCGGCACATTTCAATTATGGCTAAACGGCGGAGATAAAGTGTATGCAATCTCAGCTGCACAAACAGCGGCCGGTGCAGTCGTAGTAACTTATTCAGCGTAATTAACTAAGGAGCAACTGGTGCAAGATTTAACTACAGCGTTTTTCGAAATTGTAAAGTCAGACCGCAACGCAGACGGAACTATGATGGTCTACGGTAAAGCTACTGATGACTCACTCGATATAGACCAACAAATCTGTGACCCGGCTTGGTTAGACCGCGCAATGCCTGATTGGTTTAAGACTGGCGGAAACATCAGAGAGCAGCACTCAAACATCGCTGCCGGTGTTGCAAAAGAATACGAAAAGAAGCAAGACGGCCATTACATTCATGCGCTAGTAGTAGACCCTATTTCAGTAAAAAAGGTAGAGACCGGCGTACTCAAAGGATTCAGTATTGGAATTAAGGCTCCAAGAATTGTGCGCGACGA